TTTAAATCAATCTAACCAGGTAGCACCGACAAGTGTTGCCGACATTCAAGCAGAAGCGGCCAGACTATCACAACTTTTTGGTGGCAATCAAAGACGACCAACGCTTTATGATATGGCTTCTAGCCTGTCTCAAGGTCTAGCAGCACAAGCAGCAAGTGGCAGACCACCTTCTGTTGGTTATGGTTTAGCTTCTGGGTTTAATTTATTCAGTGAAGAAACATCAAAGAAAAGAGAAGCTGCTGACGCTTTAAATCAAAAGCTAATGATGATGGCTTATGAAAAAACAGAAAAAGAAAGAGAACGACAAAAAGAGTTTCAAAAATTAGCGGCTGAAGCTGGATTGGATTTTGCGGTAGCAGCGTTGGAAAAAACAGGTGAGATCGAAGGAACTGGCGACAAGGTTTGGGCCTTAAATCTTCTCAGGCAAGCAGCCAAGGATCCTACAGTTAAAACTAGGATGCCCGAAGATTATGCTACGGCCATAATGATATTGGAAAGGCCAACGTATCAACAAACAGAACAAGGAACTATAGAAATACCTGGTTACGATGTATCTAAGGTTTTGGGTCCACAGCCGGCACCAGGTACAACAACCCCAGGCGTAGTGGTGCAAAATGGAGTGACGTATACCCCAGTGCCAGGCAAAACTGTTGGTGGTAAACAAGTTTACACGGATCCTACCGGAGTGGAGGGAACACTTTAATGAGTCAATTTACTCCTATTACACAAGATCAAGTAGACAAGCGTGAGCCGGTATTACCTACCTCTAGAATAGTGCCTGGAACCGAAAAAAGAAAAAGCCCTTACACTGAAGGACAAACTAAAGACGCTGGTTTTGCTTACCGTATGGAACAAGCGCTACGAAGAATTGAAGACCTGGAAGGGTCTGGTTTTGATCCGGCTAACTTTAAAGATCTAATTGTTGATTATCTTGGCGGCGATACTGGTGCTGGTGTAAGAGGTTGGCTAGAAAGATTGGCATTAAGCCCAAAATACAAACAATACGAGAGAGCTAAATACGATTTTTCTACAGCTCAGTTAAGAAAAGAAACCGGTGCGGTTATAAACGACTCAGAGATTGTTTGGATTGATAACACTTACTTTCCAAGATTAGCAGATGATGACGTTACCCTGGGTGATAAAACTGAAGCCAGAAGAGCTGCAACGGGTGGTATGAGGGTTGGAGCTGGTAAAGCTTACGATGATGTTATTACAGCTGTTGATGATTTTAAATCTTCTTTTGGATCAGACACACCAAAGGCCGCATTAAATGAATTAAGAAAAAGAGCACAAACAGATGAAGCTCTAGCTACAAGGCTAAGAAATATGGGATTACTATGAGCAATAGCGCATTTAAAGAACTAGACGACGATACACTATTATCTATTGCAAGCGGCCAGCCTGAAGCAAATACAGGTCCAGGCCACGACGCAGATATACTTATTCGTATTGCACAGCAAGAGCGCGAAGACTCTATTGATACACAAAGTGGAGCGCCAGCTGGTGTAAGAGCACAAGTAGGAGCTGCGCAAAGTCAAGAAGACAGACTAACCACCCTTAGAAATTTAGGTTACGCAGACGCGGTTCCTGTAGAAATCTTTGATCCAGAAAACGGAGCTACTAAGTTTGGTAGAGGTAACTTTATATTTACAAACCCAGAAACTGGGCAGCTTACTTTGTTTGATGAAGACATTAGGTTGTTTGGTATACCGGTGCCCACGCTTGGTGATTTTGCCGACGTAGGCCCAGAGATAGCAGAAACAGTCGGTGCAATTGGTGGCGGAATCGGTGGAGCTATAGCTGGTGCTGGTGCCGGAACAGTCGTCGCCCCTGGTGTTGGAACAGTGGCTGGAGGTACAGCTGGATTTATTGCTGGTGAAGGCGCTGGTAGTGCATTAGCCAGGGAAGCTTATATAGGCGTTTTAGATTTTTTTGGAGAAACCGAGGATAGTAGGACTGGTTTAGAACGAGCTGGTGATATGGCATTTACGGCCAGCATTAATGCAGCGGCCGGACCTGTGCTAAGTAAAATCTGGAAAGGCGTTAAGTTTGTTGGTGGTGCCCCAGTCAGATATGCGTACAACGCTATGTCAGCTGGAGCCGAAGAAGCCCTAGAAAGAATGGTCAAAACAGGTGTCAAAAATCCGACAGCCGGACAAGTTAGTGGATCTCCATTTATTAATTTTGTTGAAGCTGGTTTAGCTATGCTACCGGCATCTACAAGAATAATGAAAGAAAATGCCGAGCAAACTATTGTGCAGTTAGACACTGCGGCCAAAGAGTTAGCAGAGCAATACGGTGGTACCAGGACAACTTCTGAAGCTGCTTATGGCTTGATGGATGGCGCTACAGCTTCCAGGGCAAGATATGATGACAAGGTAAATGGTTTATATACTGCTGTAAACGATATGATTCCAGACGGTTTGGTTTCAGATGCGCGTGCTACAACTGAGTTTGTAGAAAAATACATCGCAGCTGCTAAGACAGCAACAGGTGAGCCTCAGTTAAATCCGGCTTTAATACAAGCGCAACAAGTTTTAAAAGATGCCGGTGACGGTGTTTTAAGTTACAACAGACTCAAAGAATTTAGAACCAGCCTGGGTCAAACTATCAGATCCGCGGAAAGCAAAGGTGCTTTGACTGGTCCAGAAGCAAAAGTAAAAGAGCTGTATGGATACGTTACCAGGGACCTGGATGAATTGGTTGCCAGATCCGGCGACGATGCTTCAGCGTTATACAAACAAGCCAATGATTTTGTAAGAGAAAACATGAGGCCTGGCGGAGACATGAAGTTTATTGATGATGTCTTGAAGCGTGGCGAATCCGAAGCTACAGGTGCTTTAAGATATGCAATGTCAGGCGCTAAAGATGGCGCGGAACGTATTGAGAAATTAAGAAGACAATTTACACCAGAGGAGTTTGATATTCTTGCTGGTTATAATCTTGGGAAGATGGGCACACCTAGAGCAAGTGTTGCTGGTGCTGCCGAAGTGGGTGAAGGCGCTCTTAAAGAAGGCGCTGAGTATGTATCTGAGCAAGGATTCTCGCCAAATACATTTCTTACAAACTGGAACAATATGTCCAAAGAGGCAAAAGACGCTATGTTTGCCGGTGGCAAATATGAGAACTTGGTGCCAGCCCTGGATGATTTGGTTTTTACGGTAGACAGAATTGGTAAGTCAGCTTCTCAAATGGCAAACCCATCTGGCACAGCAAAAAATATTGCAGCAATAGGTTTCTTAGGAGGAATACCAGGCCTTTCATTGGCTGGTATGGATGGCTTTACTTACGGCATACCCGCGTTGGCCGGACAATATGGTGCTGCTAAGTTAATGACCAATCCGGCCTATGTAAAATGGTTAACAAAAGGCGCAGAGATTGCAGCTTACAATCCTAATTCTTTTGGCCAGCACATAAGGCGTCTTGTGCAAATACAAGCAGCTAACCCAGAGATAAGAGATGAAATTAGAGCTGTGATACAAGGCTTGAGCCAAGAAACAATAGAGCCAATACCCGACCAAGCATCTGTTTCACAAATGCAATTGGAAAGCGGTGCTGTTGAAAATGAAATGGCCTTTAGAGAAGTATCTAACCAGGAAATTTCAGACAAACTCATGCCTACTGCACAAGAGATGCAAGCCAGGATGACCTCTACTCAACCAATGCAGAATGATATGCCGTTGTTTGAGGACCTGGAGCCTTCTGGTGGTTTAGCGTCTATGGGTCCAGCTATGGGCGGATTTGATTCTTCTTTGTCACCTACCGTTGTACCTTCAGCCTCTGACAGAGAGATCGCTGAGCGTATGAAAGCAAGAAGCTCTGGCATTGCCGGCCTTGTCTAAATGGGTAGAGACTACCGAGCAGAGTACGACAACTATCACAGCAAACCAGCTCAAAAGAAAAAGCGTGCTGCCAGGAATGCAGCCAGGAGAAAATTAGAAGCTGGTGGTAGAGTCAAAAAGGGTAGCGACATGGATGTTCACCACGTCGATGGTAACCCGCTAAACAATAGCTCAAAGAATCTAAGGGTAATGCACAAGTCTAAAAATAGGTCTTTTGCGCGTACAAGCACAGGTAGGAAGAAAAGATCTTAGTCTTCTGGTAGCTCCAGATCTTCGTCTAGGATGTGAGCCAGGACAACAGCNCCATCAACTTCATAGTCAAAGTCATAGCCCATGTGGTTTTCACCTTCTACNTTAATAACAAGATTGCGAGATATTAGGCGTAACAAAGCCGCCTGGTGGTGTAAGGTAAGTCTGCTAAAAAGCTCAATAACTTCTTTTGCTTCTAAGACAGGCTGGTACGACTGAGGCACAGTCTTTGCCTTCTTGCCAAACATTTTAATCATTATTGACCCTTATTAATCAGTGCGTTGTGCTCTCGTTCAATGAGGACCTTCAGCTGGTCTATCTTTGATCGACGTTCTTTATCACAAATGTCTTGCAACATATTGTAGGTGTGAACATCAAGCGCAAGAGACTTTCTGATCTTTGGGTTTATCTCTTCTGTTATATTGTCCATAGTGCTCTTTTTAAGTGTTCCATGTAGAACATTCTATAGATTAATGTAATAATATGCAAATATGTACGAATTAAAAAACTATATGTTATCCATGCAATCGCATTGGATGATACATCAACCGACATACAAGGCTGTACAAGAGACGCTGCCTATGTTGACCAAGTATCAAGCTAATAAAGGCATTGAGAAGCTGGGCGTAACTCCGGCTAAAAAGATGTGCAAAAAGCCTTTTCCAGAGATCTACACCTTCCCGTTGTTTAGACGCCAGTGGTGCAAAATGATGGTAGAAGAGATAGAGCAAATGCGTAAGGAGCTGGCCTTTGAGACTAACCAGGATGAAGACGAGCTGCGACAGATCCCTGAGATTGTCTTAAAAGAACAATGCCCAGAGCTATATCGCAATATGTGGTTTGTGGTGCGCACAATCATAAACCCAATGATTATGTCTATCTGGCAAAGAGATTGCGACGATCCGGCCACTATACAGATTGCTAACTACAACATAGTAGACAAGCAGCAAGGTAACTGGCACCACGACGAATCAGCTGACATATCGGTGGTGGTCCCATTAAACACTGGCGGTTACAAAGGTGGTGGTACAGAGTTTCACAATCACGGAACCCTGAAGCCATTGCCGAATGGCCATGCTCTTATGTTCCCATCATTCACTAATCTACACCGCGGCCTGGCTGTTGACGGCGGCGATCGGTACCTCTTGGTGTTCTGGCTATACGATAAAAGTCGTGTCGTTCATCTTTACGAAGATCTTCCTTAAATAAACTTAAAAATAAGTGCAAATATTTGCACAAATGTGTATACAACGACACGATATTGTGTATAATAGATCTGTAAGTTAATTAAACCGGAGAAAAAAATGAGTTGTTACTTAATGAATGAAGAAGAGATCGGGGCCATTGCGAAAGCAAACTTCAAGGGCGGGATCTACAACAGCAAGGGCAGATTCTACAACGCAGCGACCAAAGAGTTGGTCCAATACGAAAGCGCCGAAGAGGCTGCTAACGCTTTGGCTTTGCAGAACATTGCTAGTTGCGAAGCAAGATACCCTGGCAAGATTGCTGGCGGCTTCTTGAAGAATGTTGAAGAACAGCAAGCCTACTTGGCTGGTTGTGCCTTCGCCGCCAGTAAAGCAAAAAACGCTTACATGAAGCCAATGAAGCTTTACGGCTTGGTCAAGACTTATGAGTACCAGGCTTGTGAGACTGAGAACTGGTATGAAACTAACGCTTACTGGTTCTGTAACGCGGTTGCCAACCAGGCAGCCGGTGCGGAGCAGAGAGCACAAGAAGAAAAGGAGGTAGCATGACAACTGGACAAATGATCTATGGTTATTGGGGTGCCGGCATGGAGCCAACTGTGGCAAGGGTGACCGGATATACAGAAACTAAAGCTGGCGACACTTACTTTGCTGCCAGGGATGTAGAAACCAACAAGGTCTTCTACCTTTACGGTAGCGAGATCAAGCAAGGTCCGGTGCCAAGCTACGGTCCTATTGCTGATCTAGGCGGTTGGTATCACGAGGGGGTGGCGTAATGTTTGAAGATATTCAAGTTGGCGACACCGTTTTCTTTTCAACCCCACACAGCACTGAAATCAAGGGCAAAGCAGTTATGCTAGGCCCTCACGGCTGGGTGGTAAATATTGGTGGTAACTCAGGGATCCCAAAGGTTGTTATGAAGGAAAACTTTATAAAAATTCGTAAAGGCCGCAATCGTAGGCCTGATTATTTAGGGAGGTTTTTAAATGGATAAAATGATAGTTACGGCAGCTGCCATATTGTTTGTTGGGATTATTGGCCTGGTTGGCGCGATGGATTACGAGGATGAAGTGCTACAGCAACAGCACTACATTGAGATGGTCTGCGCCGGACATTGGCCCGACTACAACGACATATCACCTGAGTGCAAGTGAGTAGAGCAGACTACAGAAGGCAAACAAGAAAAAATGTTTGCATAGATTGCGAGACTTACGGCGAGTTATTGGAAGCCAAAGACACGCTTGAAGCCATTAACAAATTATTTCCTTTTACCGAAAAGGTAATTAGTCAACATGATACGGTTAGGTATTTGTGTCAGTTTTTTATGAATGAATATCAAGACGTAGCGCTCAAAAAGGGGTTGTGTAATTCTTTAAAGAAGGGAGCTTAGCTCCCTTTTTCTTTGGCCTTCCTTTCNGCATAATCATACAGGTTCTCACCGAACATCTTCTCAAACCAAACGTCCCATTTCATATTGCCTTTTGGTGTCAGCTCTCTGCGTCTGGTCCAGGCGTGCCTGGCTGCATAGTATTTCTTTTGCTCAGCCAGCTCTTGTTCTTCTTCGTCAGTATAGGTCACCGAGATCAAACTCCGTTACGCCTTCTTGGTTGTACGGTAGATACAATCCTTTTTCTTTACAGGCTATTCCCAGGGCCATGGCTTGTTCATTCTTTGCATCCGCATAAGCTATAGCTTCGTCAGATAGCGTGTAAACCGCATAAGGATATGGGTGGGGTTTCTCTTGGGCTAAGAAGTAAAACTTCTCTGTGGGCAATCCTACTGCCCTACAACCGGCTAAATAGAATGCTGCTTGCTGGTGATACTTGAATGAGTTGATTGCATTCTTAAATCCACGCGGTGAGGCATCTCTACAAGTTTTAAGATCCCAGATGTCTGTGCCAGTGTGCCAGTCAAGTTTGCCTTTACATGGTTGATTGTTCCACATGAAACATATTGTCAGCTCTACCTGGTCCGATTCTTTTGGTATGTACTCAGATACAATCTCACGCCTGGCCATGCAGACGTCATATAGATCTTGCTTAATCGGCTGTCGATTGCCGATAGTAGCCAGGAAGTCTTCGTATTCTTCTTTGCCGGCTTTGGTTCTGCGGTCCACATTAGGTTGTATAACAAACTCTTTATCAAAGTTATGGTGTTCCAGGAACACTGTGTGCTGCACTCGACCTTCTAACAAGGCCGGAGATTCGCTGTCGAATTCTCTGTACTTCCAGGAAAACGGGCACTTACTAATTGCGGTTAAGTCGTGACTACGCCAGGCCGGTATGCTGTCATACGTCGGGTAGTCCAGGTCTTCATATATTCCTTCTTTAAACTCCATCTTTATCTCTCCTGGGATCATCTCCCATACTAAACCTTAAATACCAAATGGCCTTGAGCTTATCTTCTTCTGAGGTTTTATTTTTCTTGTTCATGCGCCAGACATATTTGAATGCTGCTATCTCGGCGTACTTCTGTGTGTGCTCAAGACCAAAGACTGCCACCATAGCGTCAATACACTCAATTACCCCTTCCAGGTAATGCGGTGGCTGGTTCACAAAATCAGTCTTCGGCCTCATAGTTTTTCCTAGAACGGTATGTCTTCTTCACCGGTTTCGTCTGTAGCTAGATCGGCTAACCCACCTGTGTCAGCGTTTTTTTTCGCGGGCGCTTTGGCTTGTGCAGCCTTAACCTCAAACGAATCATCTATCATTTCTTTCATCCAGGGTGGCATATCCTCAACAATGTCACACATAGCTTTTGACTCTGCGTTACTTTGTCCGGTCCATTCCTGGCAATAAACATCGATGTCAAACTGTACAATGTCATTTTTGGTAGCAACCTTTTTCATGCCGCCATCTGGCTTGTATACACCTTCGACCTTTACCTTGTCTGATTCTTTGCCTTGCTTAACCATTTCTAGCTCAGCAGTCACGCCCAATACTTTCGGTAATTCAAAGCCAGCCAAGTCAGTTTCAGTAAATGGTTTGCCACGCCATGATTTCAGGTCCTTAAATAGCGCAGCGTTCTCATTTAATGAGGCTGTGTATTTTTTAGATGCAGAAAACAATCTGCCGTCGTCCATTGTGATTGGCTCCCAATGTTCTTCACCGTCATC